CCAATGGGCCTTAATGAAGGGAACGGCACTAATGATCTTAACGTTTAGTGGCAATATCGAGGCAGTAGATAGCGGCGAGCGCCGCACTATCTCAGGCAAAATTGCACCGTATGGCGAGGTGGGATTTACAAGCGCGGGTAAAGTAGTTTTTGCTGAAGGTTCAATTAGCGCACCTGAACCAAGCCGAGTAAAACTTTTAATGTCGCACGATAATTCAAAACCCGTTGGACGTATGCAGAGTATTACCTCTGCCAAAGACGGTTTATATGCAAGCTTTAAAGTAAGTGCATCTTCTCGTGGATCAGATGCGATTTTGCTAGCCCAGGAGCAACTTATGGACGGCTTATCCGTTGGTGTTGAGGTTACCGCATCAAAGCCCCAGAAAGATTATCTCCTGGTCACCGCTGCTACCTTACGCGAGGTATCACTCGTAGAGAGCGCTGCCTTTGCAAGCGCTGCGGTGCAAAAAATTAGTGCGCAAGAGGGCGATATGCCATTAGATGCCGCTGAGTCCACGAGTACAAAAATTACGACAACTAACACCGTAATAAATACAACCACAACCGAAACCGAAACCGAAACCGAAACCGAAAGCGAGGCCGCTGTGACTACAGCCCCCGATCAATCCGCACCTGAGGCAGTAGATGCCACAGAGCAGGCTGCACCTACAGTAGAGGCAGCTCGTAAAATCATCCTACCAAGCGCACTTAACTCTCAGCGCGTACGTACACCTATTACGTCTATGGGTGCATACACAGAACACAAGATTAAGGCTGCACTAGGTAATGAGGATAGCAAGCTGTATGTAACAGCTGCAGATGACTCATTTTCTACTAACCCAGCATTTAACCCAACTCAGTACCTATCTGAGTTTCCAACTAACACACGCTTTGGCACACCTGCTATAGATGCGTGTAGCCGTGGTATTTTGCCAGCTAGCGGTATGACTATTAACGTACCGTCTCTTGTAACAAGTGCAGGCGGTCAGTCAGGCGTTGCACCTGTAGTAACTGTTGAGGCTGAGGCTGGCGCAGTACAAAATACAGGTATGGTTACTGAATACTTATCGGGCACCATTAACAAGTACAGCGGTATGAACACTATTAGCGTAGAGCTATTAGAGCGCTCAGATCCTAATTTTTATGCAGAGTTAACTACACAACTACAAAATGCGTATCTAAAAACTTTGGATACAACCGTTTTGGCAGCCCTTGTGACAGCTGGAACAGTAGCTACTACTGCACAAGCTGCTACATCTGCAGGCATTATTGGTTATACATCTGAGGCCGCACGTCTTGTTTACGAGGCAACTGGATACTTTGCTAATAACTACATAGCCAACGGTAGCCAATGGCAATTATTGCTCGGCGCATCGGACAGTACTGGCCGCCCTATTTATTCAGCTAGCCAGCCAATGAACGCAGGCGGTCTTGTACAGCCTGGCAGTATCCGCGGTAACGTACTAGGTCTAGATCTATACGTTGACAAAAACTTTGCGGCTACTACAACTGTGGATGACTCAGCAATTATTCTTGCGCCTGAGGCATTTACTGTTTACCAATCACCACAGGCTTATATGTCAGTTAACGTTGTATCTAACCTACAGGTACAGGTTGCTATCTATGGCTATATGGCAACTATTGCCAAAATGCCTAAGGGTATTATCCGTTACAACTTTACCTAATAAAACCCACTAATAGTTTGGTAGGCCTCTTAGCCCTTTGAGGCTTACCAAACCTAAGTAAGATAGGAGTACAAAAATGCCAGCCACGTATGTAACAGCTGCTACCTTGAAGGCTAGCCTGGGCGTTGGCACTTTGTATGACTCTTACACCTGGATAGAGGACACCTGCCAAGCCGCACAAGATTTAATAAACGGCTTTTTATGGTTTGATAGCGCGCCCGTAGTCGGTACCGCGTTGGTGTCTAATGTCGCTACAGTTATGGTTGCCAACCCTGGCATCTTTACTACGGGCCAATCAGTAACTATTGCTGGGGCTGGTTCAACCTTTAACGGTACTTACACAATTACGGGCACAATTCCATTTTCTACAGGCACAGCTAATATCTTGCCTGCTTTTAATATGCAACTTAACTATTGGCAATTTCCACAAGGCTACAGTTTTATCCAATATGCAAAAGTAGCGGCTGACCAAAACTTTAGGCGAGTACTGCCTTACGGCACTATGACAGGTGACGATACAAAAACCGCTACCTACGCCAATACCCCAGCTATTAACGCTGCAGCTTTAATGCTGGCAGAAAATATATGGACATCTAGATTTAGCACACAAAACGGGGGCACTAGCGTGGACGGCTATAGCCCTAGCCCGTTCAAAATGTCTAATACGCTTATGGCATCTGTAAGAGGCCTTTTAGCCCCGTATCTTTCACCCGCAAGTATGGTCGGCTAATGCCTGCAGCTATAACTACTTTACGTACAACCGTAGCCACAGCGTTAACAAACGTAGGCGTATGGAGTACTTTTGCTTACCCGCCTAGCACAATCTTGGCTAATAGTGTCGTGGTTGCCCCAGCAGATCCATACATAAGCCCTAGCAATAATTCTTATGCTGGCATCTCACCTATGGTAAACCTAAAGGTCATTATGACGGTGCCAATGTTTTCAAACGAGGGCAATTTACAAGGCATTGAGGACACCATAGTAGCTGTGTTTAATAAACTAGCTGCTAGCTCAATCGTATTTAATGTTACCGCTGTATCTGCACCTAGCGTTTTAAGTGTTGCTAGCGGTGATTTATTAACTGCAGATTTACAATTATCCATACTTAGCAGCTGGACATAGGAGATATAAATGGCACTTACAGATGAAGAAAAAGCGTTTTTAATCAAAATTGGCCAAGAGCTGCCAGTAGAGGTTAAAGAGACAAAAACAAAAGACACACCTACCGAGAAAATAGGAGAATAGCCCAATGGCAATTTATCTATCCAATACCGTAGTGGCTACTCTTAACTCAGTAGTCCTATCAGATCACGTTACAAGCGCAACTATTAACCGTGCCTTTGACGAGCTAGAGGTTACAGCTATGGGCGATACAGCGCATAAGTTTGTTAAGGGCCTAGAGGCCAGCACTATCACTCTAGACTTTTTAAGCGATACAGCTGCAGCAAACGTAAACGCTACTTTGCAAGCTGCCTGGGGTACAACAGTACCGCTAACACTTAAGCAGACAAGCGCAGCAGTATCAGCAACTAACCCGCTATATAGCACTACTGTTTTGGTCAATAACACCACAGACATTAACGGCGCTGTAGCAGATATTGCTACTCAAAGCATTACTTTCACCTGTAATTCACCAATCGTAATTACAACTAGCTGAGAATAAAGAAAAGGGGCTAACACAATGGCAAGACTCAAAATAACAAGGGCAGACGGCAGCGTATCGGATCATCAGATTACGCCACGTATTGAGTACGCCTTTGAGTTATATGCAAAAAAAGGCTTTCACAAAGCTTTTAGAGATGATGAAAAGCAGAGCGATGTGTACTGGCTAGCCTGGGAGTGTTTACGCACAAGCGGGCAAACCGTACCAATGTTTGGGGCAGAGTTTTTAGAAACCTTAGCTAAGGTTGAGGTACTAGATGATGACCCTTTGGGGTAGTGGGGCGCGGTAGCTTTGGTTACCTCATAGCGCAGCTAGCCGTGGAGACGGGTATCGCGCCTCAGTACTTACTAGACCTTGATGCAATTATGTTTAAGAATATGCTCAAAGTTATAAACGATAGATCTAAGGAGCTACAAAATGCCAACAGAGCTAGAGGGAGCCGTACAGCTCCGCGTAGCCCTTAAGCGTTTTGCACCCGACCTATCTAAAGAGACTCAGACAGAAATGGCGGCAGCGTTAAAAACTGTTACCACAGTAGCTAGAGGTTACGTGCCTAATGACGGTCAGGTTTTATCAGGCTGGACTAAAAACTTATCAGGTGCCGAAAACCTTGTTTACCGTCCATTCCCAAAGTTTAATTCAGCCGCGGCTAAAGCTGGGATTACTTACTCAACCTCACCCTCTAAGCCTAATAAAAACGGTTTTGTAGCTTTAGCTCGTATTCTTAATAAATCTGCAGCTGGGGCTATTTATGAAACAGCTGGCCGTGCCAATGCGCAAGGTCAACCAACTTACAAACCTGCAAGCGTGGTTTATCGCACAGGAGACGGCCCAGGAGATTTTACAATTAGGTATTATCAAGAAAAAGATAACTCTCAGCGTAAAGGCTTTAATAACTCGCTTAACCCTAATGCGGGTAAGCAGTTTATAGATAACCTTAACAGTACGGGTCAGCTGGTCAACGCTCGCCCTAAGGGTTTAGTAGGTAGTCCTGGGCGTAAATTAACTGGACGTTTAATCTTTAGAGCCTGGGCCGAGGATAACGGACGGGCTAACTCAGCTGTTATTAAGGCGTTAGAAAATGCCTCAAAAATGTTTTATGAGCATACAAGGAGAGCTGCCTAATGGCTACAGATCTAGTAGTAAATATAGCCAGTCAATTCTTAGGTAAAAAGGCTTTTTCAGATGCTGACAAAGCAACTAAAAAACTTACAGGTAGCGTTAAAAGTCTAGGGCGTACTTTAGGCGTAAGTCTTAGCGCTGCCGCAGTTTTGGCCTACGGCAAAGCATCTGTAAAGGCAGCTAGTGAGGATATTAAAGCTCAAAGATTATTGGCCAATACCTTAAAAAATGTTGGCTTAGCTTATGCTGCCGTTGATGCTGAGGGTTTTATATCCAAAATGCAAAGCCAAACGGGTGTACTAGATGACCAACTACGCCCAGCGTTTGCACAGTTAGCATCTGTTACTGGCTCAGTAGCCAAAACTGAAAATCTTTTAGGTCTTGCTTTTGATGTATCTAGCGGCAGCGGCTTAGATTACGCCTCAACTATTGACATATTGAGCCAGGCTTATGTTGGTAACACAAAAGGATTAAAGCAACTTAATTTAGGACTTACTCAGGCAGAGATTAAAGCTATGTCCTTTGATGATCTTATTGCTTTACTCACTAATCGTTTTGCTGGCTCAGGTAAAGCAGCTCTAGATACTTACATAGGGCAGATGTCTTTGCTTACAGCAGCCTCATCTAATGCCTCAGAGATTATTGGCGTAAGCCTGCTCGGCGCTATTGACTCATTAACGGGTAGTGACGGTATAGCAAACGTAGGCACAGATATAGAAAACGCCGCAAAGTCTTTATCTAACTTTATAGATAGCGTTGTATATCTTAAAGAGCAGATAGCTAGTATCCCAGGGGCAGGTATAGTTAAAGGCGCTTTTGGTTTGGTTGGCAACGTATTAGGCCGTTTTAGCCCACAACGAGCAGCTGAATTACTTAAAGAGATTAAAGGCCCACAGCCTTTTAGCCAGCCAATGACTTTAGCTAATCAAGATACAGGTAGGGCAAACCTTGCAGCTCAAAAGGCAGCAGAGTTAGCGGCTATCAAGCGTAATAAAGAGCTAGCAGCTTTAGCTAAGTCTCAGGCTAAAAGCGCAGCAGCAACTCTTAAATCAAAAAAGGAGCAGGCAGCTTTAGATAAAGCTACTGCGGCAGGTCAGTTAGCATTAAACAAGGGTGCAGACGTTTTTGATATTGAGAAAATCCAACTTAACGCAGCTTTAATCGGCCAGGCTGAGGCGCTAAGTAAGGCTACAACTGGGGCACAGATACTAGCTATTACTAATGACGTGCAGCGCCTAAAAATTAAGCAAGATATGTTGGCCCTAGAAGATGCGATAGCATCTAAAGATGTAGCCCGCATAGAGTCAGCCACAAAGCAATTAAACGAGGACTTAAAAATACTAGGTACCTTACAAAGCCAAAACTTTACTTTGCTAGGTATTAAAACAGTTTTGGATAACCTAAAACCTAAAGAGCTTATAGATCAAGAAAATCTAAATATGGCTTTAGATAAAATACGAGAGATGCTAAAGCTTTTGGCACAGGCAGGAGCGACACCTAGCACTAAACAAAAATCAGGTATCCCTACAGGCGATTATGTAGCACCTGTAGTTTTTGACCCTAACACGTCTATAGATGCAGTTATAGAGTATGCCGATGCTGCAACCGAACGAGCTACAGCTTTTGCTATATTACAAGAGCAAGAAAACTACGCAGCTTATTTAGACCTTATTGAGTTTCAAAGAAAACTAGGAGACTTTGGGGGCTATAGCTCCAATATGAACAGCGGTGCAGGGTATGGCTCGGGCAAGGTAACCGTAGAGATTATAGACAAGACAAGCGGACTCATTGAGGTAGTACAAACCGCAGTACAAGAAAATAACAGGTTTGGCAATAACCTTAATTTTGCTGGGGCATTATGACAGTACCTGTAATTAACGCTGTTATTAACTTTAGTACTGGGCCTAGCTTTGCTCAGGCTATGATTTTAGGCAGCGGTATTTTAGGCACCAATATCCTGGCGGATGCAGCTAGCGTAATTGTTGACGTATCAGACGTAGTAGATAGTATTGAGACAAAACGCGGGCGTAACCCTCAGGCTGACCAATTCCAAACGGGTAGCCTGACTATGCGTATTGTTGACCAAAATGGTGATTTTAACCCTCAAAACCCAGCCAGCCCGTATTACAATTTATTAACGCCAATGCGTAAGGTACAGATCACGGCTACATACGGTGCAACTACTTACCCTATTTTTGCTGGATTTATTACCAGCTTTACAACTACCACACCAAAAAATGCTAACGATGTGGTTTATACCACTATTACAGCTGTGGATGCTTTTAGACTCGCTCAAAATGCACAGATAAGTACGGTGGCGGGTACCTCAGCGGGTCAACTCAGCGGTGCAAGAATAAATAACCTACTGGATGCTATCTCCTGGCCAGCCACTATGCGTGACGTGGATGCAGGCCTAACTACAATGCAGGCAGACCCAGGCACAGCCCGCACAAGCCTTGCTGCTATGCAGACTGTAGAGACTAGCGAATACGGCGCATTGTATGTAGATGCTGCTGGCTCGTTTGTCTTTCAAGATCGTGCAGTAACAGCTGGCAGTAGTGGCCTTGCACCTGTGGTTTTTAACGATAATGGCACAGCTATTGGTTACTTTAACGCGGTGTGGCGCCTTGACGATACCCTAGTTTATAACTCGGCTAGCATTACCCGCACAGGCGGTACGGCTCAAACGGCCATAAACCAAGCCAGCATAGAAAAGTACTTTGTGCATAGCTATAACCAACAAAACCTGCTAATGCAAACCGATGCTGTGGCCCTGGACTATGCACAAGCATACGTAGCATCTAGAGCTGAAACCTCTATTAGATGCGATGCTATTCAGCTAGACCTTTATACCGATAATTACACAGCTGGCACGGTTGCAGCGCTAGGCCTTGACTACTTTGATCCTGTAACTATTACAACTAACCAACCTGGGGGCTCAACCCTTACTAAGACTTTGCAGGTGTTTGGCGTGGCTCAAAGCATTACGCCTAATAGCTGGAAGACAACACTTACTACTTTAGAGCCAATTATTGACGGCTTTATATTAGACTCATCCATATACGGTTTGCTTGACAGCGGCGTATTAAGTTATTAAGGAGCTAGGACTATGGCAGCTGGATTAGGTTTTAAGACCTTTACTACTGGCGAGGTACTTACGGCAGCTGACACTAACGGCTACCTAATGCAAGGTATTTTAGTTTTTGCATCATCTGCAGCTAGATCTAGTGCAGTTACCTCACCACAAGAGGGGCAATACTCTTACCTCAAAGACACTAATGCCCTGGAGTATTATGACGGTGCAGCGTGGGTAGGCGCACCTGTTGGTGATATTACAGCCGTTACAGCTGGTAAAGGTTTAACAGGTGGTGGCAGCTCAGGGGATGTAACTGTATCGCTTGGCACTACTGCCAAAGGTGATCTAGTAGCTGGCACAGGTACAACTACCGCAGCTGCATTAACTGTAGGCAATAACGGCGAAACTCTCGTAGCAGATAGTTCCACGTCAACAGGCTTGCGCTATCAGGCTGCGCCGTCAATCAACTATGTCATCAACGGCGGTTTTGACATTTGGCAGCGCGGAACATCTATTGCTGCAACTGCTTCGGCTACTTATTGCACGGACAGATTTCAAATCTTACGCGCTGGAGGTGTGCTTGGTGCCACAGTTACTCGCCAAGCATCAGGCAACACATCTTTTGAATACGCATCAAGAGTGCAACGAGATTCAGCAAACACAAGCACCGCCGTGGTTTATCTTGGTAATTCTATGGAATCAAGCCAAACTATTCCGCTTGCTGGTCAAACAGTAGTCTTTTCATTTTGGGCAAGAAAAGGCGCAAACTATTCAAGTGCATCAGATGTGCTTTCACTTACTCTTTCAAGCGGAACTGGTACAAATCAAAATGTGTTTTCAGGTTTAACTGGTCAAGCAACAGTGGCATCAACAAACGCCACACTTACAACATCTTGGCAACGCTTTAATTGCACAGGAACAGTTTCATCAAGTGCAACTCAATTAGCGTTTTACTTTAATTACACACCAGTAGGTACGGCAGGGGCTAACGATTACTTTGAGGTATCGGGTGTGAAATTAGAACTTGGTTCAGTACCGACTGCGTTTTCACGCGCTGGCGGAACAATCCAAGGAGAATTAGCCGCTTGCCAGAGGTATTACTATCGCTGGTCTGCTGCCAATCTTTCAACTGCTTACATAGCAAATGGTGCGAATCTAACTACATCAGGTTCATACGCAATTGTAAAAATGCCAGTAACTTTGCGGTCAAATCCGACTTTAGAGACAAGCGGTACTGCGAGCAATTATCGTATATATAATGGTGGTACAAGCCAAACTTGTACATCCGTGCCAGCGATAGACCAAAGTCATCCAGATACGCCAGCAGTCAGTTTTACCGCAGCAGGTCTTTTAACTGTCGGTTATGCAACTTACATCGGTGCTAATTCTACAACAGCAGCCTTTTTAGGCTTCAACTCGGAGTTATAAAATGACAATAACAAATTATGAAAATCTTGCAGGTCAGCCAATGGTTTTAATTCTTGACGAGGAAAACGACAAAGCCGAGTCAATGACGAAAGAACAATACGAGCAACGCCAAGCCCAAGCGGAACACTTCACACCAATCGTTACAGATGCAGACTAGCTACAACGGCTGGCCAGCATCTAAGGATCAGGCTGACATAGGCGTTAAGCCTTTTAAGGTAGAGAGTACAAGCCTTAAAATCCGCTGCGCCGAAAAGGTAGCGCCGTTGCTTATTAACTTTGCTAAAGAGTTTAACGAGCTAATAGAGCCAATAGAGGGCGGGGCGCTAGATGATTGGGGCTACTGCTACAGAGACGTAAGAGGTGTGCCAGGTAAATTAAGTAATCACAGTAGCGGCACAGCCATAGACCTGAACGCGACTAAACACCCTTTAGGCAAGGTAGGCACGTTCGATGCAGCTAAAGTACCTATGATCCGTGCCCTAGCTAAAAAATACGGGCTAACCTGGGGCGGGGATTGGGCTAGAAAAGATGAAATGCACTTTGAGATAAGTATTGGCCCTGCAAAGGTTGCAGAGTTATTAAATAAATTAGGGCTAGAAAAGAGCAAAAATGAGTGATATACAGCAAGCTAATATACCTGCAAGCACGGTAACCCTTTTAGCCTCAGGCGCTCGTACTACTACAGCGGCAGGCACAGCGGTTACAGGTTTTGCAGCTGCAAGGCAGTTAGTCCTACAACTACAGGTAACTGCAGCTAGTGGCACAGCCCCTACCCTTGATGTGGTTGTGCAAGATACAACAGACGGCACAAACTACAACACCATAGCTACCTTTACACAAAAAACAGCGGCAGCACGTGAGGTTATCAGACTCACAACACCTTTTACAGATAACCTAAGAGTGAGTTACGAAATTGGTGGAGTAACACCGTCTTTTACTTTTAACGTTATTACCTGGGCGGACTCAAATTGAGCGCGCAACTAAAGGCAGCGGCCTTATCTTACCTACGTGCAGCTCTATCTTGTGTTGGTGCGCTGTATCTTTCAGGCATCTCAGACCCTAAAGTACTAGCTAATGCTTTTCTAGCTGGGCTAATCGGGCCTTTGCTTAAAGCTTTAGCACCTAATGAAAAGCAACTAGGAATAGGCGCTAAGTAAATGTCACAAGCCCAGGCATATGTAGCTATGGCGTTGGGGATCGCCACGCTTGGGGGCCTTATGGCTGGGCTTGTACGTCACTTAGTTAAGTACTACCTATCTGAGCTACGCCAGGACGGGAACGGCGGGCATAACCTTGTAGGGAGAGTGGAACGTATAGAGCTGCGTGTTGATCGTATATATGAGATGTTGCTAGAGGACAGACTTAATAAGTAGGGCGTGTCGCGTTGCCTTTTGTCGGTGGGTAGGTTCATACTTTAACTACACGCTGAGAGGGCTACTCGGTTAGTAGCTTTATCGGCCTTAACAAAGGGCGAAAGATGAACAGTTTAGACTTTATAGTAATAGCGATGCTGGCGAGTATTGTGGGTTTATTTATTTATGCTGCATATGATTGGGGCTACAAAGTAGGCCTGGGTGAAGGTTACCTACGTGGCCGTAACATTGCTAAGGCACTAAGAGATGCTGAGGTAGCTAAGTGAGCAACTTTCTTGAAGGCTACGAGGATGTTAACGCCAGGATTATTAGGGCGCGTGCAGAATATCCTACGCTACGTTTGGTAGCATCTATTGAAGACATAGATATAACAAAAGGTTATGTACTTATTAAGGCTGAGGCTTATAAAGAGTATGAAGATCATCTACCAAGCGCTGTTGATTATGCTTTTGAGATGCGTAGCGATAGGGGCGTAAACCTGCATTTTTGGGTAGAAAACGCAGTTACTAGCGCGTATGGCCGTGTTATCGGTTTGCTTACACCTGGCGGTATTGCACGCAGCACAAAACAGGATATGGAAAAAGTAGAGGCACTTAGCACTAAAGACGTAGCGCCAGTAAGTGATGATCTATGGGCCACTACACCCGTAGCACAGACCATAGAGGCAGTTAAAAACGAGCTAGGCGGTATTTACCTACAGGGCAAACCTGAGTGCCAACACGGTGCCCGTGTATGGCGTACAGGCACAAGCGCCAAGACAGGCAAAGAGTGGGGCAACTACAGCTGTATTGAAAAGAGCAAGGCAACACAATGCGACCCCGTTTGGTATATGCAGACATCTACAGGTTGGGCGCCCCAGGTATGAGCGACCAATACGAGCTAATAAATCTACAAGCTATGACTGGCAAACTTTTTATAGACGGTGAGTTAGCAGCTGAATACAAGGTAGAGCAGTGCGATAAATGCGCTATGGTCACGCAGCTAGATAAGTTTGGCTATCAAAAAAACAGCTTTGAAAACATTATATGGTTTTGCAAAGGCTGCCGATGATAGACACAGAGCAAGAGCTATTCAACTACATCAAAGGCCGTTACCTAGAGGATCTAACTAAGTCAACTAACGAGTATGAATACCACGATGCTACTAGCACCCTGTATAGGCTACATATAGAGCTAAAATGCAGGCACACACATTACGATAACCTGCTCATAGAGCAAAATAAATATGATGCGCTAGTGCAACAGGCCGAGCGCCTGGGCTTTACACCCTTTTACGTCAATGCCACACCTAAGGGCATCTACGCTTTTAACCTGCGTAAAATAACGGTTAAGTGGTCAGTTAAAAGGCTGCCTGCTAAGACAGAGTTTGACAGCGCGGGCCAGGTTGATAAGACCGTGGCCCTTTTGCCTATCTCAGAGGCGGTGCAGTTATGAGTGAGTCAATACGCTTTGAGTGCCGTAGCTGTAAAAAGATAACAGAGCAGATAGAGCGCATAGTGACAGATAACCTGCCTGCTAACGTAAAGGTCTTACAATGCAAGGTATGTAGCAAAATGAGCGTTTGCCTATTGGTTACTTATGCCGATGTATGAATATGAGTGTATTAGCTGCTCCATACGCTATGAGGTGCAGCGATCTATACACGATGTAAATATACCTAAGTGTTGTGGCTTTGATATGCGCCGTATTTATGACCCAGTAGGGGCCATATTTAAGGGCACAGGTTGGGGCAAGGATGCTTGATAAATGTAGCAATAATAACTGTATCAATACACCCTATTGGTATTCAATATTGGATGAAAGCGTATTCTGCAATAGCTGTGCAGAGCCAATAGGCTCATATGTAAGGCCAATAGATGTTAAATAGTTATCCACAGGAGTTATCCACAGCCGGCAAAAACCTGTGGACGACACGCAGGCGATACGCTCAACTTATCCACATACTCGCTAGTAGATTGACACGTACGCTAGCATCACAACTCGCTGGCGAGCCGCTGAAGCGGATAGCTCGCAGGCGATGTTTGGTGCTTGTGGGGCTGTATTGTGTAATTTGGATTACGCCTGCATATGGATATAACCCAAACGTAGAGAGCTATAAACTCTATGCTCATATGAAACTATTAGATGATAAGCAATATAGATGCTTAGTTATATTGTGGCGTATGGAAAGCCAATGGAACCCTAAGGCCAAGAATAGTAAGAGCAGCGCATATGGGATACCTCAACTACTTAAGATGACAGAGACTAATCCATACAAGCAGATAGACTTAGGGCTTAAATACATTACTCATCATAGAATCTATAAAGGTGATGTATGTAAAGCATTAGCTCATCATAAGAAAGTAGGTCATTACTAATGAGTACTAAACGTGGTGACCCACGCTCTCAGCGTAAGTACAAGGCTGTTAGGTTGCAGGTGTTGTCTCGCGATAATCACACGTGTTTCTATTGCCACGCTGAGGCCGATACGGTTGACCACATAGTGCCAGTATCTAAAAGCGATGATAAATCTGAGGCCTATAACCCTAATAATTTAGTCGCTTGCTGTAAGCGCTGCAACAGCTCACGCGGTAACAGGTCACAGGCGGTTTTTTTAGCCACGAAGGCTAC